GTTCCAACAGCCTCCTATGCCTCCACCAACGGAGGATAAAAATGCATTTTCTGTGTAATGATTAGTTATTCCGTGTCTGCTATCATCTACATAGTTAAGAAAGCAGCTTATTGGTAGTCCACGAGTTGTTCCTCCATTACTCAACACAGGAGTGGAGAACATAAACCAAAGCTGGCTTGCATAGTCATATAGACGTTGTGCATGGGCATCATCATCTGCAAAAGCTTTTGCTGCTCTTGCAAACGCATCTTGAGGAGAATTTTCTCCTTCAATCATGTACCTGTCTTGGAGAGTCTTAATTCCAAACTCAGACAAATATTTGTCACGATTATACTTAATTTGCACTTAATAATCTCCCCTCAATGTCTGATATATTCTCAGACCCTATTGCGTCATCACAATATGTAATTAAATCCATTAGTTGATAGTTTACAAGAAGCTGTTCTGCATTCTCGTTTAGAGTTTGAATAAACTTGTACTTACTATCTATAGGTAAAGCATCGTAAATATCCATAGCAGAGCCATAGTCACGAATTAAGTCTGTGGCACGCTTTGGACCGATACCTGGAATACCAGGAACATTATCACCTTTGTCGCCTGTAAGGCACTTGAGGGAGATGTAATCTTCATGGTCAATGTCGTAGGAGTCAGACCAGTTATCTACTGTAACTTCCTTCCTCGTTACATATGAGAAACGGCTAACACCTTCTCCAATCAATAAATCCCAGTCACGGTCGCTTGAGATTAACCAAATAGTATCAAGACCATACTTATCTTTTTCTTTAACTAGGTGTGCGGCTATATCATCAGCCTCTACACCTTTATAGCGAAGTACAGGATAATCTTCTGAAAGTTCTTCCAGAGTTCTTTCAAATTCTAAAAAGAATTGTTCAAACGCTTCCTTTTCTGCTTCTGTTTGTTCAGCAAATTTATCTTTACGATTTTGTTTGTAGTCTGGGTGTATTTCTTTACGATAAGTAGAAGAGCCCCAGTCAGCAGTAATGATTACATTGCCACAATCATATGACCTTGCTAGAGACTGTACTGTACGTATGTAGTCTGAGCAGAAGTCAGTTCGACCTTGATGTTTCCAGCGAAAGGCTAGATTGAGTGCATCAACTATCAAAGTTGCACTACTATCAATGTCTATTAGTTTGTCAGAAAAATTAAACGCTACCATAATTTATAAACTCGATTTTTTCATCTTTCAGCCAATCATCAGCCAGTATTATATAACATTTTAGCCAAGAAATAAAGAAAAATTTGCTACTTTCCTGCGGTTTAATTTCTGTCACAACAAATACCTTAGACCTGTTGTATTTAAAAAATAATAAAGGTTCTTGGCTACCTTGCTTTGCTTGAGCCTGTACCTTTGTCCACCAGCGTATCAAATTATTTGTTTTTTCCTGAGTAAAAATCTTATCTGTTAGCGGAGAATCAGCATAATTTTTTACTTCTATACAGAACCTGTTTTTCTCGTTAGGGACATATAAGTCTCCTTTCAAGTATTCGAGAGCACCCGAAGCGGGTACTCTCTCAAACTTTAGGTCTGTATATTCTCTAAGCATATCTCGTACAAGATATTCACCTCTTGCACCTTTTGCTCTTGAATCTACCATATACTACCTTTCTAAACAACTGATATTATTTTTTCTTACTATCTCTATCTTTTCTAGCAGCGGATGAGTCCATCCATGACTTACTATGTAAGTATTTAAGTTTTCCTCTGCAAGTAATACTTCAACTAGCTTTTCCCTGCCAGGGTCATCTAGTACATTTGTTACTTCATCAAGAAATAGTATATTCAGTCTTGACTTTGATATACTACTCATAAGTTTACGAATAGCTATCAGAGTCGATGTATTTACTCTTGCAAGTTCTCCAGAAGAAAGTGCTAGTATATCCACTATGTTTCCATTGTCAGTAATCTGCACATTTAACTTATCATTTTGCACTACAAATTCTAAAGTAAATCTACCATCAGATAGTTCTGCTAGATATGTATTTACTAAAGTCTCTAGCTCTTTCACTAGATTCTCAATTTTATAGGCGATAAGACCATTAGTACTGAAGGCTTTCTTCAGTATTTCTAGGTTAATATTAAGTGCTTCTTCTTGCTCTAAACTTTCTTGAGCTTCTGCCAGTTCTTTTTCAAAATCTTCAGTCTGCTCAAGTATTACTTGGATTCTAGTGTTGCGTCTAGTTCTTTCTTCGTTTTCTTTTGTTATCGCAGTAAATTCACTTTTCTTCTTTTGAATTTCACCACGAAGTTCTTGTATTCGAGTCTCTAATGCTTCTCTATCTACAAGAGAAGTCGGCAAAGATTTATCTATAGATTTATAGACATCTTGCCAGTTATTCTCGATACTAATCTTCTTCTCATAAAGAGTATTGTTTGCTTTTATACGCTCTATTTCAGGTATAATCTCACTTTTTAACTTGTTAGTAGCTGCATCTATTTTAGCAAGTTCTTTGTCTATCAATCCTTGCTTAAACTCTGCATCTATGTCCTGCTCACAAGTAGGACAGTGGTCTCCAAGTTTCTCAATCTTAGAAAGAAAACTTTTGGCAGCAGTAATTTCAGATTTTAACTGACCACCTTCACTCTGTAAAGAGTCATAGGATTCTTTCTTTGGTACATCAATTCTATTCGCTTCATTGATATCAATGGACTTGAGTATCTCGATGTATTTATTGTTTTGTGAAATTTTTTTATTTTTTTCCGAAATATTTTCAAATTCTACCGTGAGAGAACTTAATTCTTTCTCTTCATCTTCCGTCTCAATTTCAATATTTAGCATTGGAAGTATGGTAGTATCACTCAATTTATTATCATTCAACCATTTTTCAACAGTTGCGATTTTTGATTCAATACTATTTTTACGGTTGAAAGAGAGTCTAGCGGCTTCTTTGAATACATCAAATAGTGTTACATATTCTTCTAAATGTAACAAATCAATTAGAAACTTTTTTCTATTTGTATCTGTGGCAGTTAGAAACTGTAAGCTACTATTAGGATGTTGATATACCAACTGCGTAAACGTCTTAAAATCCACTCCAAGAACTTCTTGAATGTTTTTATAAGTATTCGTAGCGGTGTGACTAGAAATATCTTCGCCATCTTTTTCAAACTTTACTTTTATGTTAGTCTTTCTATTTACAGTTACCGAATAACTAGAATCATCTTTTGTGAATTCTAATTGGATGTCATATCCATTGTTGAGTAGTCTGTTCGGTATATCTGCTTTCTTTATGCCTTTGGAGTTTTTATTATATAATGCTTCCTCAATGATTAACGGGATGGAGGACTTCCCCATCCCGTTAGTTCCAATAATCTGAGTTAAAGTACCATCATCGAGGTCAAGCTCATTGTTTTCTCCGTAGCTAAAACAATTATTCCATTTGAGCTTTCTGAGAGTAATCATTGTAAATTCCTAGTATTGACTCTAAATTTTCTTCTTTTATCTGCAAGATGTAGAGTAGGTACTCTACTAACTCATCTTCCATTGTCATGTCCGAAGTCATAACAAGAGAGGCTTCAGAGTTTTTCTTTACAACTTTTTTATCTAGCAACTCAGAATTTTTTACAGCAGCAAGCTCTTGTATATCACCTTCTATCTCATAGATAGTATGGTCGTAGTCTGTAGGAACCATATCATCAGGAGAAGATACAGTTCTACGAATTAGCTGGGGTAATTCAAATTTTTCCCACAACCAAGTCCAGTTCTCTTCATTTATTAGCAGATAACCAGTATCTACATGATTTCTATGAAAAGAAGTAGTCATTGGACTGCCTGGATATACAATATTTCTTTGAGTATTTGAGTGTGAGTGTAAGTCTCCTGCAAATACTACTGGAAATGAATCGAAACGATGTAACTCTACTTCTGGTTTTACATGAGGAGGAATCTCCCCACGAACATGAGTAAACAAAGGCATATTACTATCAAAAGCTTCTATGCTCTTTTTGTTATGCAGTTCACGATAAGGCAATATTCCGAACTTTAGATTCTCATCTATATAGGAATTATCTATTATCGATACCAGAGGGTTTATGTCTCTTGTTGCTCTTTTTAACTGAGAAAAGAATGTTCTATTCTTTTTCGTTGCTTCATGGTTGCCATCATAAATAATCGTAGGAGTAGAAACTCCACGAATAAAAGAAAAGTATAACTCTAACTCTTCCATTGTAGGCAGCCTATCAAATAGGTCACCACCGATAATGTGCATTACACAATCTCGTTCTATTTCTCGAACTTTATCGAAAAATAGATTATACCTATTTAATGCCCAGGCAACTGGGACATTTTTCTGTCCCAGTTTTATGTGCCAGTCTGCTGTAAAAAGAATCATCCGATATTGAACTCATCTTCGAGAGTTTCAATATCATTTTCTTCTTTAGAAGGTGCATTACGCAACCTATCTAACAGCTCTTTCTGAGCATCTGGAGTCGGACGGGGCATTACTTCATCCATTGACTTCAGGTCTACAAGAACTTCTTGCTCTGCATCTGTGAGAGCGCGAGGTTTGCATTTCAGAGCCTGTAACTGATACTCAACATTGTAGGGGAGAGGTCCAGTCTTTACACGCTTGAAACAAATATCCCAGCCAGTTTCAACGTCAGTTGGGTCACCTAGGTCTTCAGCAGCAGTAAGAATCTGCTCCCAAAGCTTCTTCTTCAA